GGGACTCGCCGCCGCCCAGGCTGCGGGTGTTCGTCACGTCCGTCCGGAGCGACCCGGTCAGGGTGAAGGTGGCGCCCGCCGTGCGCCCGAACGCCACGTCGGGGGCCGACCCGCCGCCGGCGCCCCACTCCAGCAGGCCGTTGGTGTTCACCCGGAGGCGGGGCTGGGTGTCGCCCGACGTCTTCGCCTGCAGGACGTTCGTCGTCCCGGAGGCCCCCTGCAGGGTGAGCAGCCCGGTCATGGTGTCCCCGGCCTCGTCCACGAAGGCCCCGCCCCCGGCGGCGGCCCACTTGACGCCCAAGGTCTGGGTGCTGTCCGCCGTGAGCACCTGCCCGTCCGCCCCCAGCGGGAGGCGGCCCACGGCGTCGTTCCCGCTGGCGGCGAAGACGTCGCCCTTGGCGTTCGCCAGGGGGTCGGCGGCCAGCCCCGCCCCGCCCGCCGCCCGGGTGGCGAAGGTGCCCCAGGCGCTCCCCGTGTCGCGGTACACCAGGTCGGTGTCCGTGGCCAGGTAGAGACGCCCCGCCGTCCCGAACGCCGGGCGGGCGGCCAGCAGGCCCTGCATGATGACGCCCGCCCCCAGCGCCGTCTCCGCCGAGAGCTTGGCCTCCGCGGCGAGCGTCACGTAGGTCGCGTTCGCCGGCGCCCCGCTCCCGCCGCCCCCGCCGGTGGGCAGGGTGGGCAGCTCGTAGACGGCCCCGTCCTCGCTGCGGTAGTACAGGGTCGAGACCCCCGACCCGTTGTCCTTCGAGTAGAGCCGGATGCGGTTGGCCGCCGGGGTGCTCGGGTCGGCGCCGAGGTTGACGTACTGCGAGAAGCCGTCGTGCTCGTCGTTGGAGAGGACGCCCGAGCCGTCGGCGGTGGTGTGGTCGTGGGCCAGCGTGGTGCGGGTCGCCCAGGCCAGGCCGGTGGCCTGCGCGCTGTCCGCGGTCAGGATCTGCCCGTTGGTGCCCACCGCCAGGCGCGCGGCCGCGTCGGCCCCGGTGCCGGCCACCAGGTCGCCCTTAGCGTCCCAGAGCGGGTCGCTGCCCACCACCCCGGCGCCGCCGCCCCCGCCGCCCCCGGCGGTGAGGGTCAGCTGCATCACGCACAGCTGGGTGCCGGCGATGGTGCCCCCCGAGGCGATCACGGCGACCGGCACCTGCGCCCACCCCGCGTTGAGCGTGGGCGCCGCGGTGAGCTGGTAGCGCACCCACTGGGCGGCGTCGTTCTGGTCCTGGACGAAGATCGTGTCGTTCAGGCGCATGGCCTGGAAGAGGGTGGCGATGTCCGTCCCGCCGGCGCCGATCTGGTCCATGGCCAGCGCCGTCGCGGTTTTCGCCGCCCCGGTGTTCGAGCGGAAGTTGCCGGTGCCCGGATCGGTCATCGCCGGGTTGGTCTGGAAGTGGTACTGCCCGGTCGTGACCTGGGGGTGGGTGTGGTCGACCGCCGCGAAGGCCAGGGCGCCCTCCGCCGGGGTCAGGAACAGGGCGTCCGCCCCGGCGGCGGTGAGGTACCGGGCGTCCGCCTCGGCCTTGGTGTACGCGCTGTCCAGGGGCTCGTACCGGGCGTCGCTCTGCGCCTTCGTGTAGGCGTCCACCCCCGGGGGCACCTCGGCCGCCGTGACGTACTGGGCGTGCGGGTCGCCCCCCGGGTCGAGGTGGTCCGTCGCCCACGCCGTCCGGAGGTAGTCGTCCAGCTCGCCCCCGGTGGCCGGCGTCTCGTGGTCGTGGACCGGCAGGGGCAGCCCGGACACCAGGCGCCCCAGCCGGCCGGCGCCCCCGTTGGGCGAGCGCCCGGCCAGCCCCACGCCCCCGGCCGCCGGGGCCCCGCTGGCGCCGCCCGCGGCGGGGACGCTCGAGGCCCCGCCCAAGGTGCCGGGGTCGCCGGAACCGCTACCCGTCGCGTCGTCGCTCATCCGTCGCTCGCATTCTATCCCCGCTCAGCCCACCCAGCCGACCGACCACCGCTGGCCGCCCCCGGTGGGGGGGCAGGGGGGCGCGTCGCCGGGGCGGTGCCAGACCTCCGCGGCCAGGTGCAGGTACTCGCACGTGTCGTTGAGGGTGGAGAGGCCGGAGCCGGTGTCCGCCGGGTTGTTGCCGAAGCCGGCGGTCAGGCCGTCCAGGTGGGCGTTGGTGAGCAGCTCGGGGCGGGCCTGCTGCACCGGCATGGGGTACAGCTCCGGGAAGTTCGGGTCGAAGTAGCGGTGGCGGTCGTACGCCTGGATGCCCGTGCCGTCCCGGACGTAGGTGGTGGCCCAGCCGTTGGTGCTGCCCAGCTCGTCGGGCGGCGGCGCGGGCGGGGGCGCCGGGCGGGCCAGCGTCCAGACGAAGGCGCACGCGCCGGCCGCCTCGTCGATGCGGGGGAAGGGGCCCAGGGTGTAGGCGTCCATCGGGCGGCTCCCGGCCGGCTTGACCAGGTAGCCGGGGTCCGCCAGGGGGACGCTCCAGGCGGCGGGCAGGTCGGCGGCGGCCTGCCAGTTGGTGGGCGCCCCCACCAGGCCCAGCTCGGCCCACTCCCCAGGGGCCACCGGGAGGTGGGCGGTCACCCGGCGGGGGCCCGCCCAGGGCGGAGGCGCCGCCGGCGGGGTGGCGGTATCGGCGCGGGTGCAGACGTCGTCGAAGGCCAGGGCCACCGCGTTGGGCACCGTCTCCGGGTCGTCGCCGCTGGCCAGGTTGCCGAAGGCGAAGTGGGCCCCCACCTCCAGGGCGTAGCGCCGGTTGCAGTTGTCGCTGCCGGCCGAGCGCAGCACGTCGACCCCGTCCACCCGGGCCTCGCACAGGGCGGCGGGGGCCGGCGCCCCGGTCGGGGCGCTGGCCAGGACGGTGCGGTACTCGAAGACGCACCACCGCTCGAAGGGCACGGCGCCGGCGGCCGAGACCGCGGGCACCCCGTCCGGGTCGCGCAGCAGGGTGAGCGTGGGGTGGACCCCGTCGGGCAGGTCGACGTAGTAGACCTCCAGGTGCCCGTCGGCGAAGAGGCGCAGCTGCTGCTGGAACTCGCGGGTGGTGGGGTGGCCCAGGGTCGCCTGCAGGAACGGCACCCCGTCCAGGTGGCCCCCGCCCCCCGCCGGGAAGCCGGCGGCGCCCACCCGCAGCTGGCCGCTGAAAGCGCCGGTGCGCCAGGTGGGGGCGGCGTAGGGGCAGAGCCAGTTGCCGCTGCCCCGGAACTCGGCCCCCACCCCGAAGAAGGGCCCCAGCACGGGCACCCAGGCGCCCTCGAGCAGGTGGTACTTGCCCCCCGCCATCCCGGCGGGATAGTGGTCGAAGGAGTCCATCCAGACGGCCCGGAGGACCACCGCTAGACCGCCCGCACCCACAGGGTCAGGGAGACCCGGGTCACGCCGCCGGCGGCCTCGAGCACCGGGCGCAGCACCGTCCCCCGCGGGAGGGCCGTCGTCCACCCGGTGAGGTCGCCCGCCCCGCCCTGCGCCTTGTCCTCCGCCACGAGCGCGGGGGGGGCGCCGGCGCACAGGCTGCTGAAGGTCGGGAAGTCGGCGAACGTGGCGGCCTGGAGGTCCACGGTGGCGCTGCCGACGGCGTCGGCGTAGAGGGCCCAGCCCTCCAGCACGTAGGCCCAGGGCAGCTCCACGTCGCAGCCCTCCCCCGGCACCAGCTCGGCGCCGGCGCCGTCCACCACGAAGACGATGGCCCGCCGGCCGTGGAGGTGGTACTGGTGCTCGGCCAGCAGGGCCTGCAGCCGCGCCTCGGCGGCGTCCGCCGCCTTGCGGTAGACGCTGCGCCACATCTGGGCCAGGGGCCCGACCGTCTCGACCACGTCAGCTGCGCCTCAGGCAGCGGAGCCGCTGGGTGAAGGCGCCCCGCTCGTCCAGGGTGATCTCGAGGTGCTGCACCCAGTAGTGGCGGTCGGGGTCGGTGAGCCCCAGCCGGGCGCTGTCCAGGTGGACGGTCTGGCCGGGGCCGAGGAGGTCGTCCCGGGGGGTCGAGAACTCGAGGGTGTCGAGGACGGCGTTGGACTCGCCGAGGAGGAACTGGGCGACCGCCTCGCAGGCGAGGACGTCGCCGGGGTCGGCCAGCTCGCTCTTCTCGATCATCTGGCTGGAGAACGACGCGGTGACGGCCGGGTAGCCGTCGGGCCCGTCGGGCATCCCGGGGGGCAGATAGGGGGCGAAGGCCGTGCCGGCGGTGAAGCGCGCCGTCCAGGCGATGGTCACGTCCGTGTCGACGGCCACCAGTCCCCTCGCCGGGTTGGGCGCGCCGGTCACGGTCACGACGTTGGCGGCGCCGGCGGGGTCGCGCCCGATGCGGGCCTCGAGGACGTCCACGCCCTCGGCGAACGAGAAGTCCGGGGCGGCGGCCGGGAACGTGATGAGCGGGAGGCGGTAGACCTCGCCGTTCAGGCTCTCGAAGGTGCGGTAGCGGCCCGAGGCGTCGTCGGGCACGCTCACCGCGTCCAGCGCCTCGACGTAGTCCAGGCCGGCCTGCCCCTCGGCCCAGGTGAACGGGCTGGGGGCCAGCGCCTCCTCGGGGTCGAGCACCTCCGTGCCCAGCGCCTTGCCCGTGCCGCCGATGTTGGCGGGGACGGGCAGGGGCACGCCGCAGTACGCGAGGACGGCCCGCACCTGCTCCTCGTCGGGCGCGCCCACGCCGGGCAGGGCCATCAGGGTGCCGCCCGGGGTGGTGTTGCGGACGAAGGCGGCCCGGTACAGCTCGCCCTTGCAGGTGAGCACGCTGTCCACCGGGTACAGGGCGTTCTCGACGGGGACGACGTAGCCCTTGAAGCGGGTGGCGGCACCGGCGCCGGGGGTGCACCCCAGCTTGATCTCCACCGGGCTCCAGTAGTTGATGCCCACCACGCCCCCGCCCGTGCGGCGGATGGTGGCCTCGGCGTACCGCTGGTCGAAGCCGAACGAGCAGGACACCGCGTAGGCGCTGCTGTCGTACTGCCACTCGGTGCCGTTGTGGATGTAGACCTCGAGCACGGTCGTCCGGACGGTGGTGGTCATCAGGGGAAGACCCACTCCGTGCGGCAGAGCTGCGGGCCGGTGCCCCGGCGCCAGGTGCGGGCCACGCTGAGCAGGACGGCGGCCCGGGGGCTCCCCTCGGCGCTGCTGGTGAGCGTGCCGCTCGAGCCGGCGGTGCCGGGCAGGGCGGCCAGGGTCAGGTAGTCCGCCTCGCTGTCGACCCGGACGGTGACGGTGCGGCGGGCGAGCAGGGGCCCGCCGAGGTCGACGTAGGCGTCCCCGGGGCCGGACGGGATCTCCCGCACGGTGGTCATCCCCCCGTGGGTGTCCTGCAGCCCGTCGAGCAGGAAGTCGAAGGTGACGCCGGCGAACGAGGCGCGGGGCATCGCTTACCTCCCCGCTCCCTGCACCCCAGCGGGCGGGCCGGGAGCGGCGGCGGCCTGGGTGAGGATGAAGGCGTTGAGGAAGTCGGTCAGGGCGGCCTTGAGGCGCTCCCCGAAGCCCGGGTCGTTCACGCCGCCGATGACGATGGAGCCGGCGCCGAAGTCCACGGTCACCCCCTTGTCGCCGATGGCCGCCGCGCCCTCAGCCACCCGGGGCAGGACGGGCAGGGCGCCCCCCGCGGCGGCGGCGGCGCCGCCCAGCGCACCGGCCACGAGCGGGTTGGCCAGGATGTCGACCTGGAGCTTCTTGAGGCGCTCCCCGACGGCGGTCGCGGCGGCGTCCCCGATGGCGGTGCCCAGGTCCTTCCCGACCGTCTCGGCGATGGGCTTCCCGGTCTCCTGGTACCAGGCGTCCAGCTTCGCGCCCATGGTCTTCCAGACGTCGCCGCCGTTCTTGTCCAGCTCGGCCTGCCAGCCGCCCAACCAGGACTGGGCCAGTTCCTCCCCGCGCTTCTTGACCTCGTCCAGCGCACCGGGGTTCTGGCTCGTCCACCCGTCCAGACGCGCCTTCGCGGTGGCCGCCACGTCCTGGGCCAGCAGCTCCTCCTGCTTCCGGACGAGGTTGATCGCGTCCACCTCGTCCTTGCGCAGGGCCAGCCCCCGCTCGAGGGGCTCCAGCGTCCGGCGCTGCGCCTCCTGCAGCCCCTCGATCTGCTGCTGCAGCTGCTGGATGAGGGGCCGGCGGTCGTCCTCCAGCCCCAGCTCCTCCTGGCGGAGTGTCTTCTCCTGCAGGGCCAGGGCGATGAGGCGCTGGCGCAGGGTCAGCCCGGCGACGTTGGGGTCCTCCTGACCCCCGGCCGCCTTCCGCAGGGCCAGGATCTCCCGCTCCAGGCGCAGGCCCTCCACCGCGGAGCGGTTGCCCGCCAGGGCGTTCTGCACCCGCTGGAGGTCGGCCGACTGCTGGAGCAGCTGCAGCTGGCGCTCCAGGGGCCGGATCTGGTCGTCGTAGGTGCGCCGGACGCGGTCGGACTCGAGCTGCAGCCCGGCCGCCTCCACCCCCAGTCGGGCGAGCGTCCGGGTCTGGTCCTCCACCGCCGCGGCGGCCCCGGCGGCGGCCCGGCCCTGCTGCTCGAGGACGGGGGGGACGCGCTCCATGGCGGCGACCAGCTGGTCCCAGAGGCCGGGGGCGAACAGCTCGGACAGCTGCCGCAGGGGGCCGAGCAGGGCGCCGCCGATGCCCTCCGCGATGGCGCCCAGGGCGGAGCCGATCCCCGTGGCCAGCACCCGCAGGTGGTCGCCGAAGTCGTCGATCAGCTTCACCAGGCGGCCGAAGAGGTCGTTGAGCCGGTCGAAGAGTCCGGCCCCGGCCCGCTGGCGCAGCTCGTCGAAGAAGGAGCGGATGGTCGCCGCCCGGCCCTCGAAGGTGCGCCCCAGGCGCTCCACCAGGGCGGAGGTGTAGCCCATGCGCTCCAGCTCGGCGCGCACGATCTGCAGGTTGGAGAGGCCCTGGTCCTTGAACCGCTGGATGGCCTCCCGGCTGGCCTCGAAGCGCCGGATGAAGCTGCCGAAGTCGCCGGAGAGGGCCTCCCGCAGGGCGACCGTCGCGCCCTCGAAGCCCTGGAAGGGGTCGATGCTGGCCATGACCTCGGCCACCCGCACCAACTCCAGCAGCGACTCGGTGGAGCGCTCCGAGACGGAGATCAGGGAGCGCCCGGCGTCCAGGATCTCCCGGTCGGAGAAGGGCGAGACCGCCGCCTCCCGGCGCAGCGCCTGCACCACGTCCGCCGCCGCCGCGGCCGAGCCGGTGACCTGCTCGAAGGTGGCGACGTTGCGCTCCAGCTCGCTGTTGAGCGTGACGACGCTGTCCTTGATGAAGTCGATGGCCCCGCCCAGGGCGCCGAACGCCTGCTGCGCCGCCGCGATCCCGGCGCCCATGCTCAGCCCGGAGAGGAGGCCCCCGCCGCCCCGGCGCTGCACGCCCTCCACCTGCTTCTCCAGGCGGTCGACGGCCTGCCCGACCTGGCGCAGCTGGGCCGAGGCCCGGTCCTGGGCCTCGAGGACGATGGTCAGCTCGCCGGCGGTGGGCACCTCAGGCGTCCTCCGACCACTCGATGGCGTCCGCCCCGGCGGCGCCCGGCTCGCGGGCGGCCTCGTTCAGCAAGTCGACGGCGGCGGCGACCACGGCGGCGGGGGTGGCCATCAGCTGGTGCCAGCTCCAGCCGAACGCTTTGCAGAGGGTGAGGTCGCTGCGGAGTTGGGCGTGCCCCCCGCCCCCGGGGCTTTTTTTGCCTCCAGCGCCTCGACGTGCGCGTCCAGGGCCGCGGCGATCTCCTGCGCCGTCTCCGGGTGGAGGGACTCGATGGCCTCCCGGGAGACCACGACGCGGTCGCCGTCGCCGTCCCGGAACGACCAGTCCATGACCCAGGTCACCAGCCGCTCGATCTCGAAGGCGGCCCAGTCGACGCTCAAGCGGCCCTCGCCGGCCGCCCCGGCGAGGGCGGGGGGCATCCCGGTGACGCCGGCCATGGCGAGGCGGCGCTGCTGGCCGTAGCTCAGCTCGGCGCGCACCAGCACCCAGTCCCCGTCGGACAGGGGGAGCTTGACGGCGGCGCCGCTGGCGAAGCGGGCGGGGCGTACGGCGCCGTTCGCGGTGCCGTTCTGGGTCATCGGGCGCCTCCTGGATGGGGCGAACGGATCCGAACGGGGGCGTACAAACCCGTTACGGGAGCGGTCAATGGGCCCCGGGTCGGCGCGGGGCGACTCATAGTCGGGGCATGAAGATGAACGCACTCCGGAGCGGCGCTGCCGCCGCCGGCCTGCTCGCCCTGCTGGGCGCGCCGGCCCTGCCCGCCCACGCCCAGACACCGCCCTGCCAGTTCCGCTTCGGGTTTGCCACCCTGGCCCGCGGCGTCGGGAGCGAGGCCGGCGACTGCCAGGAGGAGCAGCGGTATACGGCCGACGGCAACGCCGAGCAGCGGACGACCACGGGGCTGCTGGTGTGGCGCAAGCGGGACAATTGGACGGCCTTCACGGACGGCTACCGCACGTGGATCAACGGGCCCCGCGGGCTCGAGGTGCGCTTGAACACGGAGCGGTTCCCGTGGGAACCGGACGCCACCGCCCCCGGGACGACGGTCATCGCCCCCGCGCCGGCGCCCGCGGAGCCCGCGCCGCTGGTGGCCGGAACCCAGCTGGGGCTGCCGGTCACCGGGCCGACGCTCCAGTTCACCGCGCTCGCCTTCGAGCGCGTCGCCCCGAGGGGCGCGGGCACGCGCGAGGTCAAGGTCCGGGTCAAGGTCGAACCGGGGAAGAACAACGGGCCGCTGGGGAAGTACGACTACTGGGACTTTCGCCTGCGCAGCCCCGAGGGGGTGGAGTACCGGCCCTCCGCGGTGACGCCGTCGCGCCCCGGAGGGCTGAGCACGGGCACGATCACGCGCGACCAGTTCGTCATCGGCGACCTCTACTTCGAGGTGCCCGACGATGGCGGGGGCTTCGGCCTGCACTTCTATCCCTCCGGGCATGCGAACCCCTCGGTGGCGATCAGCCGCTGGATCGGTGGAACGGCCTAGCCCCTACAGGTTGAGGGTGGCCTGGTTGCCGTAGGCGCTGAACGAGCCCCGCACCCGGGTCACGCCGTCGACCCGGGTCTCGATGCTGGCGTCCAGCCAGGCCAGCATGGAGATGTACTTGGAGGGCGCCCGGGCGGTCGGGTAGAGGTACAGCTTGCACCCGTCGGGGGACTGCGACGCCGGGAACAGCTTCGTCTCGTCGCTGTTCCAGTACCCCTCGTAGGTGCCGCGGAGGGCGGGCCAGCCCAGCATCTCCTCCTGGTTGGTGCTGTCGAAGTTGGTCACGTCCGTGCGCTCCGCGGAGCGGTCGGCCGTCCAGGCGGTGAGCGTCAAGACCCGCGAGGCGGTCGTGGTGGCCGACGTGGAGGCGTAGAGCACGCCGTCCCGGCCGTGGTAGATGGGCACGTTTCTCTCCTTAGACGGTGCGATCTACACCGCAAAACTAGGGGTTCAGGTGCGCCACCAGCTGGGCGGCGCGGTGGTGGTAGGTGTCCTCGGCGACGCGCTCGGGCAGCCCCGCTCGGGCCGGCCCGGTGTCCTCCTGCAGCCAGCCGCGCATCCGCGTCTCCAGTTCGTCGGGGGTCGCGAAGGTGGGCACCAGCCCCCCGAACCGCTCGCCCACCTCGGCCCGGTCGTGGGAGAGGGTGAACACCCCGTCGGCGGCCAGCTCGTAGGCCCGGGGGTTGAGGCTCTCCGCCGGCGCGCCCCCGGTGCCCCGGTACAGGTTCAGCCCGATCTTCGCCTTCCGGTAGAGCGCACCGGTGGCGGCGTTGTCCACCAGCCCCCCCCGCACGTAGGGGGCGAGCGGGTGCCGCGCGTCGACGTGGCCCCAGGCGCCGTAGAGCCCCAGGTCGATACCCGTCCAGTCCACGCACGACAGCAGCTCGGTGCGGCTGTCGAACCCGCTGCCGACGAACACCACGTCGTGGGCCCGCGCGTCGCCGTTCAGGTGCGGCCCGTGCTGCGCCGGGTCGTAGGCCGCCGGCAGGTAGTGGGTGTTCGGGTTGGCCTTCCGCAGGACGTCGACGCTGGTGCGCTCGTTGGTGAAGCACACGTCGTACAGGGGGGCGATCTTGGCCTGCTCGGGGTCGTCGTACGGGCTCTCGGTGAACACGACCGCCAGCGGGAGGCGGGCCCGGCGGCAGAGGATGGCCACGTCGGGGTGCAGGTAGCCGGCGCAGACCACCAGCACCCAGTCCACGTCCGCCCGCAGGGCCCGCGCCACCACCCGCTCGCCGGCGTCGTACTGCACGTCCGCCGGGGTGGGGCGCACGCCCGCCAGGGGCCCGTCCGTGCGCACCTGCTTGCGCCACAGCCACGCCAGGGTCACCCGCGACGCCGCCAGCCAGCCGGAGAGGGCGTACTCGACCACCTCGTGGCCCCCGGCCCGTAATCCGGCCAGGAGGCCCGTGTGCACGTCGTGCGTGGCCCACGAGGCCCCCGGGTGGACAAGCAACAGGCGCACTACCGCGCCCCCTTCCGCGCCAGGGCGTAGACGTCGCCCCGGTCGGGGTGGTCCTCGAGCGCCTCGCAGACGAAGCCGGCCCCCCGGAGCCACGCGCCCAGTTCGTCCCGGTCGACGTTGCGGTAGTGCTCCCCGGGCCGCAGCGGCCCGCCGTCGGCGGCGCTATGGGGCGCGCGGGGCGGGGCGGCAGCGGTCACCACCAGCCGGCCGCCGGGGGCCAGCATCGCGGCCGCGTTGCGCACGACGGCCTCGGGCCGGGGGGTGTGCTCGAGCACCTCGCAGCACACCACGAGGTCGGGCGGCTGCTCCGGGCGCCAGTCGGCGGCGTCCGCCACGACGTCCACGCCGGGGCCGGCCACCAGGTCGACGCCGGTGTAGCCCCGGGCGCTGGGGAACAGGTCGCGCACGCTGCCGTTGAAGTCGCGGGCGCCCAGCTCGACCACCCACCGGGCCCCGGCCCGCGGCGCCACCCCGGCGACGAACGCCCGCGCCTCGGGGTGCATCAGGCGGCCACCACCACCGGGACGGCCACGCCCCGCAGCTCGACGCGCGCCGGCACCGGGGGCACCTCCCGGCCGCCGAGCGTCCAGTCCTCGGCGTCCGTGGGCTGGGCCTGGGCGATCACCTCCGGCTGCCAGATCACCCGCTCCGGTCCGCCCCACTTGCCGACCGTCTCCCAGACGAAATCGAAGTCGCCCTGGTAACGGGCGCTGTTCCACTGCCCCAGGCGGTCGGCCTCGTTGGGGCAGACGATGCACTCCGCGTCGACCAGCCCCTCCTGGAGGACGCCGGCGGTGTGCCACAGCACCTGCTTCCAGGGGGCGATCCAGCGGAAGAGCAGCACCCGGGGGTCGTCCTCCTGCCGGCGCAGCGCGCGGCCGAGGGTCTCGAAGGCGCCGGGCAGGTAGACGTCGTCGTCGCCGAGCCAGGCCAGCCAGCGGCCCCGGGCGACGGTGGCGCCGAAGTTCCGTTGGGGGTGGCCCCAGGCGTGCAGCCCGCCGTCGTGCTCGACGTAGCGCAGGCGCTCGGGGTGCTGGGCCGCGAGGGCGCGGGCCAGGGGCAGCTGCTCCGCCCAGGTGCCGGCGAAGGTGTCGCCGACGAGGACGGCCTCCCAGGGCAGCCACTCGCCCTGCTTGAGCAGGGAGCGCACCGTGCGGGCCAGGGAGGGGCGCCCCACGGTGGGGACGATCACGGAGAGCAGGGGCGTCTCCATGGCTACTGCGCGGTGACCTCGACCTCGACGGCGCAGCCGAGCAACGGCCCGCTCTCCGAGCTCATCTGCCCCGGGGGGCGTGAGCCACCGAGCACCCGGGTGTCGCTCGCAGCGCCACCAAGGGTGGGATCGCCATAGATGGCGGCGGGAACGCTCTTCGGGCCGGTCGGGGCCAGATAGGCGAAGATCGCCTGGTGGGCCCGGCCGAGGTCGGCCGGGTTGACCAGCACCCAGCACTCGAACACCGGGCGCCAGTAGCCGTCCATGGTCTCGTCGTACGTCCACCGGACGGGGCCGTTGACGCAGAAGGCCGGGACGGGCGGGTTGGGGTGCATGTAGGCGTAGCAGCTCAGGCCGCCGACGGTGTCCGCCCGCCGGGCCAGCCCCTGCGCCAGCTCCAGCGCCGTGCTCACCGCCGGCCCCCCGAGAGGGTGGCCAGCGTGGCCGTGATCCGCCCGCCGGCGGCGGCGAAGAGGCGCACGATGGTGTCCTTGTTCTTCTCGAAGGCGGGCACCAGGAAGGGCCGGGCGCGCGTCCCGCGGCGGGCGATGGCCCGCTGCACCGCGTAGACGGGGACCCCGTGGCGCCGGGCCCAGCCCTCGAGCGGCGCGCGGGGGGGCCAGTGGGGGCGGGTGCCCCGCTCCACGTAGGCGCCATACCGGACGGAGGGGCCCACCTCGCCCACAAGGACGTCGCCGGCCATGCGCTGGCGGTGGGTGATGGAGTTCATGAGCTGGCGGGTGTCCTGGCGCACGTTCCGCCGGGCGTCCCCCTCCACCAGCAGCAGCGAGCGGGTCATCGCCCGCACCTGCTCCTGCGCGACCACCTGCGGGCTGCGGCGCAGGGCCCCCGCCAGCCGATCGGCCCCCTCGAGGCGCAGGGTGACGGGCATCAGACCATCACCCATTCCCCGCCGACGGAGGCCCCCGCGGCGCCGAGCTGGGAGGCCAGCAGGGCGGCGCCGGGGGAGCCCGGCCGGGAGAGGGGGAAGAGGAGCTGGAGCACGTCCGTGTCCTGCGCCCCCACCCGGGCGTAGGCGTCCAGTTCCGGCTGCTGCAGCACCTGGAAGGGGGCCTCCCGCCGCTTGTACCAGCGGGCGCCCAGCAGCAGGTTGGCTTCCGAAACGGAAGCGGGGGTGCGGCCCCGGGCGTCGGCGTAGCCGTAGACGCCGGTGATCTTCACCAGCTGGCCCGGCTCGAAGCAGACGGGGTCGGTGCCGGTCGGGGGCGTGGGCCAGGCCCGCAGGGTGTCGAAGGGCGGCCCCGAGAGCGGCTCGAGCTGGTACTGGGCGGGCACCAGCGCCGTGGCGTAGGTGCGGTCGCCGTCCGTATCGACCTCCACCAGCGGCGCCGCGTCCTGGAGGTCGACCAGGGGTACGACGTCGTAGGTGGTGGCCGCCCAGACCTTCGCCTGCACGGCGGCGGACGTGGTGAAGGTGCGCCCGGTGAACCACTCGATCCACTGGGCCCCGGCGTCGAGGGCCCGCTGGAGGTCGACGTCGTTGGACGTGTCCTCCGGCGGGATATCCAGGGCCTGTCTCAGCTCCTCCACGACGACGTACGCCATCTCGGGTTAGGGCGCCGGCTTCGGGGGGCGCACCTGGCCCGCTGCCTCCGCCTCCCGCCGGACGCGCTCCCGCTCGGCGGCCAGCTCGGCCTCCGACGGGCGGGGCTTCCCGTGCATGGTGCCGTACTCGGCGTCGGGCGCCTCGTCCGGGACGACCGGCTCGGGGGGCGTGGGCGGTGGGTTCGTGGGAGCCGCTGCCGGAGGGGCCGGGGCGGGGCTGGGGGCAGTACCCCCCGAACCCCCCGGCGGCGGCATCTGGGAGGGCTTCTGGCTGCTCATCGCTTTGTCCTCGTAGACCCGGCGCATCTTCTCGGAGATCAGCAGCACGCTAGTACGCGGTGATCGAGCAAAACGCGGCCGGGCGCCAGACGATCAGGGCCAGCCTGGCCTCCGCGAGAATTGTCTGCTGGTTGCGCACAAACTGGTCATTGACTAACCCGACGCGGATGCTGGCCTGCTCCCGGTCGGCGATGGTGGCGCCCTGGGCGAAGGCGCCGACGAGCACCGTGTTGACCGGGATGTTCTCGTCCTCCACGATGGGCAGCCCCCACGTCGTGGGCACGCCGAGCGTGTTGGGGGGGGCCATCAGGTACTGCCCCAGGGTGGCGCTCGCGGCGTTCTCCCGCAGGAGGCGGACCTGCTCGTAGTCCACCGGGTTCATCACGATGCCGGTGGGTGCCAGCTTGCTCCCCGTCCGGATCAGGGTGCGGGCGTGGAACAGCGCGTCCACCTCGTTGAGGGCGCCCTTGGCGAACGTCTGCACGTTCGGCGTGTTCAGGATGCCGAGCAGGTTCTCGCCCGTCCCGTCCCCGGCGAGCACCTGGCGGGACACCTCCTCCCGCACCCCGTCGAGCATCTGGGTGTCGATCACCCCCCGGATGAAGGGGGCATCCGCCAGCATCCGGTTGGTCACCGGCAGCCAGTGCGCCGCCGTGCGCACGTAGGCCGTCACGTTCTGGTAGGTCAGCGTGCTCTCCGGCTTGCGCCCGTCCGTGCCGGTGAGCGCGCTCCCGGTGGCCTCCGCGACGAACGAGACGTTCAGGGTGCGCGCCGTCTGCTGGATGTACTCGATGGCGTCCGACGTGGTGCCCACCCGCGGGATCAGGTCGAGCACGTTGATGAGCTTCGGCAGGATGTCCACGACGGTGCTGCGCACGTCCGTGGGCACCAGCGCCCCGCCGGAGGTGGCCGAGCTGCCGGACAGCGTCGCCTTCCACTCGAGCAGCGAGGTGCCGTCGGCCAGCGGGACGTTGAACTCCAGGCGGTTGAGGCTGGAGTTGAGCAGGCCGCCGTCCTTGACCTCCCGGTACTGCAGGCTGCGCAGGAACTGCTCGCCCGGCGTCACCAAGCGGTGCTTCGTCCCGCCCTGGGCCGGCTGGGCCGGGTAGACCGGCTTGCTGTAGTGCGCCAGCAGTTCCTGGGTCTTCTCCACCAGGCCCAGCCGCTCCTCGTCCGCCTGGATCCAGGCGTGGAGCCGATCGGCCTCCTCCAGCAGGTGCTTCACCCGCTCGAGGTCGGCGCCGGCGAGCGGCGCGGCCCCGGGGGCCAGTGCGCGCTGCTCGATGCCGGAGGCCTCTTCCAGGCGGCCCTTGGCCTCCTTGCGCTTGTCCTCCAGGGTCATGTTGGGGCCGAGTTCGGTCACGGTCGCGGTCATGGCGTCGTCACTCCGTACAGGCGGCCCAGCTCGCGCAGGCGGGCTCGGCGCAGGTGGGCGTCAACCAGACCGGCCGTTTTCACTGGCGCCGGGCCGTCGGTCTCGGCGGGGTTCTCGGCAACGGTGGGCGGGCTGGTGGCCAGCCGGAGCAGCTCGGCGGCGTCGGCTTCCGCGTCGGCGCGCAGGCGCTCCAGGGTGGCCAGGGCGGCGTCGGAGAGCTTCCGCCCTTCAGATAGCCGCCGCTGGGCGACGGCTTTCGCCTGGCCCAGGGCCGCTTTGCGGTGGTCGTCGTAGACGGCGAGCAGGGCCTCTAGCGAGAGCGTCTCGTAGTCCGCCGACTTGACGGCGGTGACGGTGGCCGCGGGGTTGAGCGGCAGCGCCACAAGGCTCACCTCCAGGAGGTCTACCGCCTTGAGGGTGCGGACGCCGGCCTTCTCGTCCCGGTCGAAGTCCCGGGGGATGAAGCCGATGGAGAAGCTGTCGAGGGCGCCGTCGGCCAGCAGCTGGTGGACGTCCTGCCCGAGGCGGGTCTTGCTGATGCGGAAGCGGCCGAACAGGCCCTGCTCATCCTCTCGGAGTTCTGCGGCCGTGCCGAGCACTTGGCTGGCGTCGTGGGCATAGAGGAACCGGACGCGATGACCAGACGTGAGGGTCTTGGTGAATGCGCCCTTGGAGATCTGGTCAGATCCGAGGTCCAAATCCCAGGTACTGGCGTAGCCCGAGACTTCCCATGCGTCGCCAACAGCCTTCACGTCGGTGACCTGGTGAGGGACACCGAACGCGACGGACTTGTTCTCGTATGTGGTCATGCTGCCGCCCACCCAACCTGGTAACTGGTAAAATCGCGGGCAGCAGAGTGCCCCCGCGACGCTGGTACGTCCGGGGGCGTGGCGCCCCGCCCCAAGGAGGCGAGATGCACCCCCAGTTTACCTGTGCCCACTGTGGCGCCGTCTTCTCTCCGGGCTCTCCCCGCTCGAAGAAACTGGGGCCGCCGAAGTACTGCACCCGCGCCTGTGCTGCCCGCGATACCCTCGTGGAGCGTGCGGCCAGGATGCGTAGCCAGCCGGATGAGCGGGTGTGCGTCACCTGCGGCGCCGCCTTTTTGGCGGCGAAGCCGAGTAGCAGTCAGAAGCACTGCGCGCGCGCCTGTGCCGTGCGCGCCAACGCGGCCGAGCGGGCCAAGCCCAAGGCCGAGATCATCTGCCGAGGCTGTGGGCAGGTGTTCCTGGCCTTCCCCTATCTGCGGGGGCGGAAATGGTACTGCTCCAAAGCCTGCGCTCCCGGACCGCCCAGGAAAGCGAAGTCCGGGGGGCGGGTCACCGTGCGGTGCTGCACATGTGGGGTGGCCTTCGACGTCTGGCGCTACCGCGCTCAGCACTCCGGACGCTACTTCTGCTCCCCGGCCTGTAAGGGCGTCTCCCAGGTTCGGCGTCCGCCGCGGAGCTGCACCGTCTGCGGGAGGCTGTTCAGGCCGCAGAAGTCGCAGGTGGACGCGGGGCAGGGCAAGTACTGCTCGATCCCGTGCCGGAGCGTCGGGGTCGCCAACATGGCGAACTACGGCCGCTTCGGCTACCGCTACCGCCAGTGGCGGCTCGCCGTACTGAGCCGCGACGGACGTACCTGTCAGACCTGCGGCGCCACCGGCGTGCTGTTGCACACCCACCACATCAAGGACTGGTGGCACCACATCAATCTGCGCTTCGAGGTCAGCAATGGGACGACCTTGTGCAAACCGTGCCATGACGCCTTGCATGGCACGCTGCCCCACGCCGCCGGCCCTGTACACGAAAAACGGCCCTCCTGAAGAGGGCCGCCGGGGGCCGCTGGCCTCAGTATACGCCCTTGTCTAGTCCCGCTTCGCCTGCTGCCCGCAGTTGCGGCACTTGACGCTCCAGGGCACCCCGAAGTATTCCCCTTGCTTCTTGCCGCAGTGCTGGCAGCGGGGGTCGGTGTCCACCCGCACGTCCTGCCCCTTGTGGCCGCTCACCAGCACCGCCCGCAGCTCCTGCACGGCCGCCGCCGCCGGTCGCTTCACGTCTGCCCCTTCCAGAGCCGGTTCCAGGCCGCCGGCCACTTCCAGTAGTGCCGCTTCAGGGCGAAGCGGCCGGCCACGTCCGCGGCCAGCGCCCGGGCCAGCCGGTCCCGTTCGGCGGGGGCGTCCAGCAGGTAGCGCAGCCCCGTCTCCCACTCCCCGGCGGTGGACGCGAGCCAGCCCGTCTGCTGGTGGGTGAGGGTGTGCCGGTAGACCGTGGGCGAGGCCACGACGGCGGCGCCGCTTACGGCGTACTCGAACGCTTTGATGCTCGACTTTGAACGGTTAAACGGCGTCTCCTGGAGCGGGCAGCAGCCAATGTCCAGGCCCACCAGGCCCTTGGGGTAGTCGTCCGGGTGCAGCCAGGGCACCCGCACCAGGCGCTCCGCAGGGACGTGCTGCCGGACGACGGGCGGGTCGTGGCCCATCACGGCGAAGGTCACGTCCGGGTAGGCCGTCGCGATGTGGCCCCACGCCACGGCCATCTGCTCGAGGTCGGCGTCCGGCCGGTTGCCCCCCGCCCAGCCGATGGTGGGGCCCGGCAGGGCGCGCTGCACCCCCGCCTGCTGGGCCCGGAACCACTCGGCGTCGATGGCGTTGGGCACCACCTCCACCGGCGCGGCGGTGAAGCGGCGCACGGTGCTGGCGAGGTACTGGGTGGAGACGGTCACCCCGTCGCACATCCGGAGCACCCACTGGCTGGCCTCGCGGTCGGCCTCCAGCTCCCGCCGCGACTTCCCCGGGGCGACCCGGTTGAGCTGCTGCTCGGTCACGAACGGGGTGAACAGGTCGTCGTCCGCCTCGAAGAACAGCTTGATCCCGGCCCGGCGCCACCGCTGCAGGGTCGCCTTGGCCCCCGGGCGCTCGAACCAGTGCCAGGCCAGCCGGCAGAGCACGATGGCCTGGTAGCCGCCCAGGGGCACCCGATCGAAGTTGGGGTCGCGCACGAAGACCCAGTCGCAGGGGTAGCCGTGCAGGCGCAAGAAGGCCGTCGGCTGCCACACCCGCCACATCGAGCACCCCGAGGCGTCCCCCACCAGGGAGAGCACCCGCGGGCCGACGAGCGGCGCGTCCAGCAACGGGTCCAGCCGGGGGCGGGTGAGCGTGGTCACGCCCCGTCTTCCACGATGGGGATCACCCCGAGGCGGCAATTCGGATGCGCCAGCCCGGGCTTCTCTGCGAGCGGGACGATCTTGCCGTTCCGGGCGGCGCAGAAAGCGTCGGTGTCCTCGTGCTCCACCAACTGCACCCGCTCGACCATCCCGGTCGCCGCATAGCGGTCGTAGCTGGCGTGGAGGGCGGCGTTCGCGGTCTCGGTCTTGGCGATGGTCTCCGCCCGACCCCGCCAGGTGTCCAGGTAGAGGCCCGCGATGCCCCCGAAGCCGTCCGCCGCCACGCCCTCGGCCACCTGGAAGGCAGAGTAGCCCCGCTTCTGGCCCTCTTTGAGGACGTCCCGCAGCTGGTCGCGGGTGCTGGCGTCGATGCGCACCACCTGCTCGGCGGCCAGGGCCAGCTGCTTGCGGGTGGCGGGGGCGTCTAAGCGGAACTCATCCGGCGTGAGGAAGGGGAAGACGCTCTGGAGGAGCTGGTGCACCGCCTCCAGCATCCGGAGGTACCGGGGGAACAGGATGCGGGCCAGGCGCCCCTGCTCCTCCTCCGGGTCGTAGACGTCCTCGACGTCCACTCAGCCCTCCCGCTTCGCCGCCGCCATGACGCGCTCGGCCTGGCCGGCGAAGTACGCCTCGAGGTCTTGCTCCACCAGCGGGCGGTTGAGCGCCTGCAGCACGGCCAGCAGCTCGGGCACATAGGCCAGCGACCGCTGCTTCTGCTCCAGCGCCTTCTGGCCCGGCGGGCCGTCCGCGTCGTCCTGCGCCCCGGGCGGCCCGCCGCGCGCCGCCGCGGTGGCCTTCAGCAGCTCCATGGGGTCTTGGGCCTCGCCCAGCCCGTCCGGCAGGGGGTCGAGCCCCACCTCGGCCCGGGCCTCGTCCTTGGTGACCCAGCCCTTCTCCACGGCCACGCTCAAGCGGGCGTACCGCTCGTCCATGTCCTCCTGCAGGGCCCGCACGTCGTCCAGGTCGTACTTCAGCCGGACGGCGGGGTCGGCGTCGAAGTCCGGCCGCAGCAGCTGCTTCGTCAGGGTGGCGGCGTCCGCCCGCCAGAGGGGCACCACCGTCTGCTCGTAGAGGTGCTCCTGGGCCTGCTCCATGTTGTTGTAGATGGTGTGCTCGAGCCCGGCGGAGAGCCCCACCAGCATGGCCGGCACGCCCAGCACGGCGCAGATGCGGGTCTCGGGGATCTGGTGGGCGGCCTTGAGGTCGAGCTGCTGGGGGTTGAACCCGATCTGCTGCAGGGTGGCCCCGTTCCCGAGCACCGCCAGGTGGCCCCGGTTGGCGCCGCTGTACGCCTCCCGCAGCCGGTCGCGGATGGCCTCCGCCTGCTCCTCCGTCAGCACCGGCCCCGGCGGCACCGTCACCGCCAGGCTCGAGACGGCGAAGTTCCGCAGCAGGTCGTCGGTGACTCT